CAAAAGAGTTAGTTAAGGTTATTGAGCAGGGATATCTTGTAGGTAGAGATCCTGAGCATAAACAGAAAAAGACTTTTGGTCCATCTACAATTGCATACGGTCATGGCGAATGTCCAAGATATTGGTACCTTGCTTTTGAGGGTGCTGTTTTTGAAGATAATTCAGATGCCTATGCCGTAGCAAACATGACTAATGGTACTCTTTCTCACGGAAGAATTGAAGCAGCGTTTAAAAACTCTGGCATTTCAATTAACTCTGAATTTAAATTGTTTCATGATGATCCACCAATTTTTGGGTATGTGGATAACTTTATTCAATGGAAGGGCGATGAGATTGTTGTTGAGGTTAAGACAACAAACAATGAGGTATTTGAATACCGTAAGCGCACAAACAAACCAAAGATGGGCCATGTAGTTCAGTTGCTTATTTATATGAAGGTCCTTAAAAAATCTAAGGGTATTTTAGTTTATGAAAATAAAAACAATCACGAACTACTTGTGATACCAGTAGAAGTAAATGATCATTACAGGGCCTGGATTGATATGGCTTTCCAATGGATGCGTGATGTTCGTAAGGCATGGGAAGATAAAACCCTTCCAACAAAAAATTATAGATCTAATTCAAAAATCTGCAAGAACTGTCCTATTAAGAAGGCTTGTGGAGAAGCAGGGGTGGGCGTAGTAAAGATAGCATCCCTGGAGGAACTGAGTGAAGTTATGTAGCGTATGTGATATATCGTTTAAACCAACAGTAAGTTATCAGATTTATTGTAGTAAGGTTTGTAGAGATATTGCAACTAGAGAAAAGATTGTAGAAAGATACAACGTCACAAAAAGACAAAAACGAAAAGGTAAAAAGCGTTTATGCCTTGGTGGTTGTGAGCAAGAACTTTCTATATACAATGACTCTGGATTTTGTTCAAATTGTAATGTTAGTGAAAAAGCAGTTGCAAAAATGTTAAAAGAATTGAAAGGTTATATTGAATATGAGCAAGACTAAGTGGGGAGCAGAGGCACAGCCAAAAACTATTTGTGCTATTGATGCCAGCACGAATAGTCTTGCTTTTGCTTTATTTGTTGGTAATGAACTTGAAAGCATTGGAAAAATTTCTTTTGAGGGAAATAATATCTATGAAAAAGTTATGGATGCTGGCAAAAAAGTAAAAGCCTTTTTTGATATTTATGGTGGTTTTGAAGCAATAGTTATTGAGCATACAGTATTTATGAATAGTCCTAAGACTGCTGCTGACCTTGCCTTAGTTCAAGGTGCAATTCTTGGATCAGCAGGACAATCTGGAACTAAAATAATTGGCAGAGTTTCTCCAATTACTTGGCAAATTTTTATGGGTAATGGAAAAATATCTAAAGAAGAACAGTTACTAATAAAATCTCAAAATCCTGGAAAGTCTGATTCATACTACAAGGCTCACGAAAGAATGCTTCGCAAAGAAAGAACAATTAAGTTTATTAATATTAATTATGATAGAACAATTACAGACAATGATGTTGCAGATGCTTGTGGAATTGGTCATTGGGCTGTAAAAAATTGGGATAAGGCGATAGGAGAAAGTAAGTAATGCCAGAATTAAATGCAAACATACCACCTATAAACTGTTATGTAAGAGGAAACTATTTAAGAAATCATAAAGATAGCCACGATAAATATTTTGAGTGTGTAGTCTTTGGTGTTTCAAGTTTAAAATCTAGAAGTCCGCTATTTCATATTATGATGCCAGATGGTGGCCTTTGGTGGAGACTTCCAATTTCTGCCTTTTGCACAGAGCCAGGTATTCCAGAAGTTGATCTTCACAATCTAGTACTATGGAATTCATTTAGTCATCATATTGCTGTAACAAGATTTGAGAATCTAACTAACCTTAGAATGTCTTATATAGATAGAACAAAGACAATGAACAAGGGAACATATTTATTTACATTAGACTGGCATAACCCAGATACAAATGTCTTAGATGATGGATACTCTGAAAGTCCTGCAGACCACAAGTGTGGACATGTTATTCAAAGAGATGATGGAAACTTTGCAATTCAGCCTAACAATAGAGTCAGAGTATACGAGCCTTCTTTTACCCTGGAAAAAGAATACTTAATTGACAGAATAATTAATGAAAGAAAATATGACGTAGAAAATCAAGATAAGTGGATAATGGAAAACTCTGATAGGTTTAATTATGATATTAATTTAAACCAGGTTGACAAATAACACTATGCCTGCTAAACTGTATACATCAGAAGTCTATATGCGTAAGAGGTATCTTATGGATAAAAAGACTCCAGAAGAGATTGCAAAGGAGTGCGGAGCCAGTGTTGAGACTATCTACGTATACCTTGCTAGATTTGGATTAAGGAAGTCTAAAAGATGAAAGATAATAAAGAAGACGACTTCATTACTGTTTATTGGGCACCTGCAATATCTCAGGAAGTTGAAATGCATAGAGAATTTAATATGCTGTACGCAGAACCTGAAAACATGTTTTCTTATTTAACATCAAAAAGATCAAAACATGATCAATCTAGATCCATGATGGTTTGTCCAGCATTTAAAGACAAAATGAAAAAAACATTTTTCTTTAAAAATTCTGTAGAATGTAATTTTTTATACGAAACTGATGATGCTGGAATGGTTTACCTTCAAGGTCAAAAGGCTTTTCCTGAAGAGGTAGCATCAATTAGACTTCCAGGACTTAATTTTGGACCAACAATTCTTGTAAACCTTCCTTACATATTTTTTTCAGACTCTGACCTTGAAGCAAATTTTTCTCAACCAACATTTCATCCACAAGGATACTCAAAGTATGCTTCAATTATTCCAGGAAGGTTTAATATTGGATCTTGGTTTAGACCATATTCTACTGAATTTCAAATGTGGAGTAATTCTGGAGAATTTATTATAAAAGAGGATGAGCCAATTTTTTATGTTGAGTTTTTAACAAATAAAAAAATAAAACTTGTAAGATTTAAATATACAAAAAAAATAATGACATACGCACAGCATTGCGTAGACGCACCACCAATTTTTGGTAGACATTTACCGCTTACAACAAGATACAAAAAATTTAAAGAGTCAAGAATGAGAGATCTAGTGTTAAAAGAAATAAAAGAAAACATAATTGGTGACTTTAATGAATAAAAATAAAAAAATATTTACACTACTCTTTATTTTTTTGTCAGCAGGTATAATTCATACTTTGTTTATTTTTAAAAATATTCCAGAAACATTTGACTGGAACCTAGAGGAGGATATAGATGAAAGCATTTAAAGATTTTATCAACATTTCAAAAACAATCGTTCAACAAAAATTTTGCAAGCATGTAAATCTTGAATCATCGTCTTGTCCTTTTACTGGAAGAACTTACACGGATTGCTTAAAATGCTTTAAAAGGTTAAATGTTGAGGTAACCAAATGAGTGACAGCCTACACATTACTGTTGATCAGGTAAACCACCCCGCACACTACACAACAGATCCTTCTGGAGTTGAGTGCATTCAGATTACCCGTCATCGTAATTTTAATGTTGGGAATGCCTTTAAGTATTTGTGGAGAGCAGGACTTAAAGATGAAGCAAAAACTATTCAAGATTTAGAAAAAGCAATTTTTTATATCAAGGATGAAATAAATAGACTAGAAGGAAAATATGTCAACTGAGACAGAACTTATTCAACATCTTGATGAAGTCAATCAAGTAGTTACAGAATACCTTAAGGGCAATGACCCCACAGTTATTTCTAAAGAACTAGATATTCCACGAACTCGTGTTGTGTCTTTAATTAACGAGTGGAAGGTCATGGCATCTGCTAATGATGCTATTCGTGCTCGTGCCAAAGAAGCCCTTGTTGGTGCAGATACACACTATACAAAGTTAATTACAAAAGCATACGAGGTTATTGATGAGGCAAGTCTATCAACAAACCTTAGTGCTAAAACTGCTGGAATTAAATTAGTTTTAGATATTGAATCAAGAAGAATTGATATGCTACAAAAGGCTGGTCTTCTTGAGAACAAAGAACTAGCAGAAGAGATGATTGAAATTGAAAGACGACAAGAAGTTCTTGTTGGAATCCTAAGAGATATTGCTTCAGAGCATCCAGAAGTTCGTGACATTATTATGAAGAGACTTTCTGCTATTGCAAAAGAAGGAGAAGTGATTACAGTTGTCCACGATGTTCAATGAGTTTCTTGAAGTATTAAAAGAGAATCATTTTGTTGAAACCCCAGTTGACGTAAAGACATTTGTCCAGTCACCTGACTATCTTGGTCAACCGCTTTTATCTGATATTCAATACGAAATTGTTGAAGCAATGAGCCAGATCTATCGCAAAGAAGACGTGATGGACATCATGGGAGATGTTGAAGGAACTAAACACTTTAATAAATACACCAAAAATGAATTAATTCTTCAACTTGGCAAGGGTAGCGGAAAAGACTTTATCTCAACAGTAGCCTGTGCATATGTAGTATATAAACTATTATGTCTTAAAGACCCTGCACTTTATTACGGTAAGCCTGCAGGAGATGCTATTGATATTATTAACGTTGCCGTTAACGCACAACAGGCTAAGAACGTTTTCTTTAAAGGTTTTAAAACAAAGATTGAAAAGTCACCCTGGTTTGCTGGAAAGTATAATGCAAAGGCTGACTCAATTGAGTTTGACAAAGCAATTACTGTTTACTCTGGACACTCAGAAAGAGAATCTCATGAGGGTTTGAACTTACTTATGGCAGTACTTGATGAGATTTCTGGTTTTGCAAGTGAGGTTGTATCTGGAAATGAACAGGGAAAGACTGCTGACAATATCTATAAAGCATTCCGTGGTTCAGTAGACTCTCGTTTCCCAGATCTTGGAAAGGTTGTTTTGCTTTCATTCCCACGTTATCAAGGTGACTTTATTTCTCAACGATATGAATCAGTAATTGCAGAAAAAGAAACTATTGAAAGAACACATACATTTATTATGAATGAAGATTTACCACACGAAGATCCAGGTAATCAATTTCAAATCTCGTGGGATGAAGATAATATTCTTCAATACAAAATTCCAAGGGTATATGCATTTAAAAGACCTACATGGGAAGTAAACCCAACCCGTAAGATAGAAGACTTTAAACTAGCATTCTATACTGACCTTGGTGATGCCATGATGCGTTTTGCTTGTATGCCAACCTATTCGTCTGATGCTTTCTTTAAGCAGATTGATAAGGTTGAGAAGTGCATGAATAGTAGAAATCCACTAGATTCATTTAGAAGGTTTGACGAAACCTTTGTACCAGATCCAGATAAGACATATTATATTCATGCTGACCTTGCACAAAAGCACGATAAGTGTGCGGTAGCAATTGCTCACGTAGATAAATGGGTAAATATCCAGGTAATTAAAGACTACGAACAAGTAGCACCAATCGTAGTGGTAGATGCAGTTGCATGGTGGGAGCCAAGAGCAGAAGGACCCGTTAATCTTTCAGAGGTGAAGCAGTGGATTATGAACCTACGTAGACAAGGTTTTAATATTGGAATGGTTTCTTTTGACCGTTGGCAATCATTTGATATTCAAAATGAGTTGCAGGCTGTTGGAATTAGAACTGAGACGGTTTCTGTTGCCAAGAAGCACTACGAAGATCTTGCTATGATGATTTATGAAGAGCGTGTTTCTATACCAAGAATACCTATCCTATTAGAAGAAATGTCAGAACTTAAAATTATGAAGGGTAATCGTGTAGATCACCCCCGCAAAAAATCTAAGGACCTTGCAGATGCCGTAACTGGAGCGGTATTTGGAGCAATATCACATACACCAAAGAGTAATAATACTGAGATAGATGTCCATACTTGGTCTTCTTCAGCACGAGTTGCAGAAAAGGACAGGGGTATGGTAGAATTAAGTAATCCGAAAATGCCTGACGATGTTAGAGATTTCTTGGACGGCTTTAATTTAATTTAATATTCTGGTCGTGTGATCAGATAAACTAACAAGGAGAAAGAATGAATTCATTTAAGAAGATTAGTCTAGTCATGGCTGCAGCCTTGGCTGGTACAATGTTGTTGGTTCCTTCAGCAAATGCTGTTGCATCAATTACTGTTACTGCAAACGTTACGCCTACAACTGTAGCAAACGTTTTAGCGACACCAGCCACTGTTACGGTTCCATCAGATAACAAGGTAAATACTGCAGATGCAGTTACTTTTGCTCTAACTGGAATTGACGCAGGAACTACAGTTTCTGTAGTTACTACTAACGCATTTATTGTTACAGCACTTTGGGACGCTCTTGCCCCAGTAACAGCATCATCTGGTACTACATCATTGTCAATTGCAACAGGAACAGGAACGACAGCAACGTTTTATGTATACACTAAAACTACTGCAGTTGGAACAGTTGTTATTACAAACAATGGAACAGTATCAACATACTACGTAAAGGGAACTGCAGGTCCTGCATATAACCTTGCACCAGTTGTTGCTCTATCAACAAACACTTCAAGCGTTGTTGAATATTCAACTACTGTAACAGATGTATTTGGAAATGTTCCAGCAGCAACTACTCCAGTAGTTACAGTTATTGGTGCAACTATTTCAGTTGCATCTAGTGCATCAGATACAAGCACTGCTACATCAAAGGTTACAGTTACATACCCTGCAACAGCAGGAAATGCAGCAATCAACTTTGCAATTACAGCAACAGATGTTGATGGACTTCCAGCAGCAGTTAAGTCTGTTACAAAGTTTGTTACAGTTTCTGATCTTGCTACAATCAATGCATCACTTACTGCACAACTAGCAGCCTCAGTCGCTGCCCGTGCAGCAGATGCATCAACAGCAGCAACAGCAGCAACTGCTGCTAAAGCAGCAGCAGATGCAGCACTTGCAACAGCAAATGCAGCACTGGCTAAGGCAACTGCAGACGCAGCACTTGCAAAGGCTGCAGCAGACAAGGCACTTGCAGATGCAAAAACTGCATCAGCATTAGAACTAGCAGCAGCAAAGGCTTCTGCAGATCTTGCGAAGGCAACTTATGTTGCAGAGTATAACGCTCTTGCAAAGAAGTGGAACGCAAAGAATC